CTTAGATTCAAGAACATCCAAACGGTTTAAGATCTTGCCAATCGTTAGCACGAGAATGAATATGCCAGCAGCTATCGGCCAGCCTGAGACAATAATCTCCCATGTTTCCATTAGTCATCTCGTTTAACTAATTTCTGTACCGTGTCAGACTCCCATATTCTTAGAGCCAACCAGATGATCGTGAACAAACTAGCGATACTAGGAAGCCAACCAGCTAAGGCAGCCACAGTGCCACCGACTGCTAATGAATCCATAACTGTTTTAGCTTCCTCTTGCATACATCACCTATGTCAATGAGACCCACTTGGAGCCGAATCGTATTGTAATGTTATCGCCACCAGTAAACTCTCCGGTCTTACACCCAGCACGATAGAACAATGGTTCAGGTTCAAAGCCTACATTTTCGCTGATAGACGTGAAGGTATCCACATCTAACCAAGTAGAATCATCAGTGCTACGTTGTACAGTAACGATAGTACCCGCGCTCAGAGTGCCTCGGATAGAGAAGTTAAAGTCTCCTTCAAAACGGAATGAATCGCTGAATGTATTAGCAGCGGTTATGTTCTTCTCAATAAGAGTAGTCATTATTCGCCTCCTTGTGCAGCTTGGTGAGCAGCGTATGCAGCCTGTGACTCAGCCGTGAATACTGCTTGGATGATAGCCAGTACATCAGCATCGGGTTCAGCTAGAAAGTCATCGCCAGGTGTGACCACTCGACGGTGAAAGTTACGTGAGATCTCTACGTCATCACGCTTGATGATCGTTGCAGTACGAACTTGGATCACTGGATAGCCAGCAGCCATTTGTACTACTTCGATCTTGTCGTTCTTTGTTTCTTCTGTAAGTGCCATTTTATCTCCTTGGTTGGACTGTCCACACTCAGGGTGCAATTTCGGATTGAACTTCTGAAAGTGTTTTGAAAGTTGTGACACCCTCCACCTCAGAAGCGATTGGATTAAATGTGTTTGGAACGATCAGGCTTGTGCAGCCATCAACGTCTGGTTCAGTTTCAGACCGATCAATGATCCACATTACACCAGTATCTTTGAAGATTAGTTTCATCAGCTTATCCTAGTCCAAGTGGTTGCGTCTTGGCTCAAGTACATTCCAGTTCCATCAATGACTTTAAAGATACCACCTCCAGTTTCCACTTGACGAAAAGAGTAGGCAGCAGGTCCGTTTGTTCTGGTACCTGAAGCATTATAGAAGTTACAGCCAGACAATAATTTCTTAAAGTCAAACTCCCAATAGACTCCGCCACTGTTATAAACGGAACCAATTTGATTACCTGAGAGTAACAAACTGCTAGTATAAAATGTTGAAGCTGACAACAAATTCCTACCAAAGCCAGTTGGATACTTAATGTTGTCTCTAATTGTTAAGAAGATTTTATCGGTATAATCTCCTGTTCCACCAGACCATGTGAAAAATTCATACGTATCCACGATATTGTTGCTTACGTTTATTACAGCTTCACCTGTAAAGTTTGCTACTGTAGGCCAAGAAGATGTGTTTGCATAACAGAAATGTGATGGTCTTTCTGTAGCTTGGTCTGTAGTAGTCAAATCATCATCAGCAACACTGACTGTATTATTGGTAATGTCTGTGTAAACTTTAATAACTGTTGATGCTGGCATTGCTCCATAGGTAATTACATATGGTATTTTTTTTCTGATGAAAATTTTATTACTATCGCAAACAGTTCTAAAGGATTGGTAATTATAATCTTGAGTGGCATCTGGGTAGGCCAAGCCTATTGCATCTCCAGAACCAGCGCCTGTGAAGTTATCATCGAAATAGATTTCGTTACCTTTAATTACACTTTCACCAGCTTGAGAATCAATAGCGTGGTAATTATCTATAAGTTCAATAGCTCCCTGCACACGACAATTATTATTTTGAACTAAAACAGAACCATTTCCTTGAAGTTTAATCGCTCTGCCTTCACAGTCTAGTATCGTGTTATTACTAATTTCTGAGGTAACATCGTAGAAAGAACCAGCCGCTCGAATAGCAAACATTTTAATACCATCTGCGTCAACTTTATCACCTATGACACCAGAATGACGGATGTTGTTAATGTAATTATTCGAGATAACAGTGTTTCTAAACTTGGTTATAATGATACCTGAAGTAGCTAAACCTGTCTTTGAACGTGTAACATCTTCAATAATACAGTCACGAACTACAGCATTGATTCCTTCAAAGATGCTATCAATATAAATACCTGTAGGACTTACTGTTACCCCAGCATTATCAATCGCTTTAATATTAAGAACTTTGCATCGTTGAACAATAGCTGTATCACAAGAAGCTGATACACTCTGATTGCGAATTGAAATACCTGAAGCTGTTTTGTCGTTTCCGTCTATGATTAAGTCTTCTACGATAATCGAACGTAAATTAGGCCAGTACAGAAACAATCCATAGTTAGCATAAACAGAAGGATTACAGTTAATTTTTGCTCCTGTGTCTCCACAAACCTTTATATCAGTTAGATTTGATGACTGAGAACTTCCTATGGTAGCTGTAACTAAGTATTCTCCAGCAGGAAAATAAACTGTTCCAGAGCCTTTAGTTTCAACAGCAGCAAAAGCTGAATTGATTGCTGCGGTACTATCACTGACTCCAGTAGGATCACCACCATAGTCAACAATGTTGAAGATATTCTCTTCAATCATTCTGTTATGAACTTTAGTTAGTGTCATATTTATCCTCACGTAATAACATTAGTTGCGTTAGTTATGAAGCAGTATAGAAACCACCGCCAACATAATTAAAACCAGATGTAGGTGTAAATAAAAGTTGAATACGAGTGTCTAATGCTCTAGGAACAGCGTCCAAGACAGTACCACCAGAAGTATAAAAGACACTAAACAGATGGTTATTTGTTGGAGAAGTAAAAGGCAGTCCAGTGATTAGATAAGCACCAGATGCAGTGCTTTCAGTGAATGTACCATTGATACGAAACTTGGCATAAACCATTCTACCAATCTTTGTGTATGTACCTTCATCAGCTCCAGAGGCAGTATATGAAAAGTCTCCAGCAGTTAATCTAGTTAAAGTCGGCGTCCAAGTCCCCTCCTCGTAATCATCGAATAGCTCAGAGGTGCCAGTGCCAGCGGTAGCAGAGAAGTCGATGCCGTTTCCGTTGGCTACAGCAAGGTTGCCAGCAGTCGTAAACTCAAGAACCGTTGTTGCGCCAGTCCGATCACGGAAAACATAATTTCCTGAAGTATCAACATACTGAGTCCAGCTTCGGATAGTGCTGTCCATACGAACTTCTGGCGGAGAAGAATTTAATGACTCAATAAAAATGCCAGCACCATTTCGGGACAAATGCAATTCAAACGACGGAGTTGCTGTCCCCATGCCAACGCGATTATTTATAGCATCTACAACTAAAGTATCTGCATCAACGGTCATCCCTTCTACAACATCTAAATTGCCATTTACCTTTAAATCAGAGTTAATATCAATATCGCCATCAAAGGTTAATTGACCTTCAATAGTGACATCGTTGAATGTAGGGTTGCGGCCAAATACGCCACCTTGTTGCTTAATACTCATTAAACATCTCCTGCGTCTGCAAAGTCAGATAGTGTTTTCAAGTAAGTGTAGGCTTGTTTGATTGGGTTATTGCCTTCAATATCGTAAGACATAGTAAATGTCTTGCTATCAAACATCTCACTATCAGCAGATGCAAAGTAACCAAGACCAAAGTTTATCTCAGTCTTGTCTCCTTGAATTTGCCAGACCTTTAAGTAAGCATCATTGACTGTAATGCCTTTAAACGTAATTGTTTTGCTCAGTGCCATCTTACGGCCTCCTATGATTGTGTGCCGACAACAGTGCCATCGGTATCTGATAATGGTGTTCCGTTTTTAATGCGAAGATCGCCAGTGCTATCTACCCAAAGAAAATAATTACCCAAACGAAGGCGAGCAGTGTCCCAAGCATTGTTTGCTAACAGATGATCTCCGACTTGATCGGTATTGCCATTGCCATACATTGTCCAAACAGTTGTGGGTGTGCCGTCCATGTCAGCACGAACACGAAGCATTTTATATGCAGAGGATGCAGCACGATCAGTTTGAATACCAAGAACAGAGCCATTCGCAATGTTGTCGCCATTTTTGTGACGAATAACTTTTACATATTCATCAATGTCTGTGATTGCAGCCTGATCTTCTTCATCAAACGATTGGTAATATGTTGCTGAGTTGCGAACAACTTTTGGAGTTGTGAAGCCAGTGAAGCCGCCTGGATAATAGTTGGTATCATCAAACAAAATCTTGTCGAGGCTTGTAGCAAGAGAAATTGGAAACCCAGCAAGACCACCAAAGGAAGAACCCTGCACACTGATAATTGCACTGCCATCAGATCTAATGAAATACCCGCCAGAAACACCAGAGCCAGATTGAAACAAGCCCCCAACAATACTTATGGCAAAAACGCCATCGCTAGTTGTGGCATTGTTTGAGGTTCTAATAATAGATTCATTGCCAACGGGCGTATGACCATCATAACTACGTTCAGTGTAGACACCGTGAAGTGATGTTTGCAGACCGCCATCAATCCAAATGGCTTCCTTGCCAGTGACCTCTATGGTGCTGTTTACAATCTGGGTTCCCCAAGCAGTCGAAATATAAATACCCACATCACTTGTATTAGCAATGTAACACCCATCAATTACGTTTGCATTTGCTTCTCCACTAAACTGACCGTTTAGATAGATGCCCGTCTTCATCCGAGGTGATCCAGACCCGTAATACCCAAATGTAGAATTAAGTATGCGAGACTGAAGAAGATTACCATAGATACCATACTCAAGCTCATTCCAAAAGAAACAGTCGCGCACTGTTAGATACGCAATGTAAACAGTGTCGTTTAATCCACGAATGGCAGTAGTGGTATTCGAAGTTTGTGCTTTGAATGTAAGGTTTTCAAAGGAAATGCGAAGAGTTGTTGAATATGAAGTGTTTTGAATTTCAATAATCTTAGATGCTGAACCCAAAAGATTTGTAGTTCCGAAATGCTCACCAAATATCTTTGTATCAGTTGAAACTGACAGCTTGCCAACAAGATAAGTTCCTTTTGGAACAAACACTACGTCAGCCGCATCAATAGCCGCCTGAATAGCCGCAGTATCATCCGTAACGCCATCACCAACAGCACCGAAGTCCTTGACCGATACCGACTCTTCTAGCTTGGCCTGTACTGTGCGAGTGTCGTTTGATCCCGCTTGTGTAAAGGATACTGATGCAGCATCTGTAGCATTAACGCCAGTAGGCTGGATAACCATAACTTCAATCGTGCTGAGGTTAGGTGGTGCAGCAGAAAAGGTCAGAGTCGTGCCAGATACCGTGTAACCGTTCTTTTGCTGGTATACGCCGTCGATATAGACTTGAGTATTGTTCTCAACACCAGGATCAGAACCTAGTGTGAATGCAGTAGTAGACCCATTGCCGACAAAGTTATATGCCTTGAGAGTACCAGAGCCAAATACATCGCTAATAGCCGTTACTGTGGGATTACCTGTAACCGAATCGAATGACAAAAACTTGCCTTCTCGATCAGCCTTAGCAGGGATCGTCATGTCAATGGACGTTGGATCAGTATTAGGTGCGATCAGTACACGGTCTAAATCACCACCATTCTGCTGGAGTGCTAGCCATAGTCGATCAAAGTCGTTGTTTACATCTGCCGCTAGGAAGTCGCCAGCATTGGTGTAAGCAGTAAGACGCTCATAGGCCATATCACGGTAGATAGTAATAATATCGCCAGACGTTGCACCAGTGACCAACGTAATGTTGCCACCAGTATCTACGCCTACGCCACTAACTGCGTACTCGCCAGCACCAGCACCTTGGTTTATTAAAGTACCATTCTGTAGTACCTTGATATCCCCAGCAGCAGCAATCTCAAACGTATAGGGAAATACGGTTTGGCCGCTAGTAGCGGTATATTGGTCTCTTGGAGCGTTGTCTAATACTGTCATATTAGCGTCCTGTTAATTTTTCTATTCTTTCTACTGTGGCAGTACGCACATCAGCTTCGAGTTGTGGATCTTCTTGTATTAACTGTGCCTTAGCAGAGTCTCGATATGCGGTGAATACTGCTTGTATAGCCAACGCTTTACCGCCTTCTGGGCCATCAGTAGCTTTTTTGTACCCAGGTTTTGCAAATAATTCTTTGAGCTTGGTCTTTAAAGGAACATTTTTCATTCCTTTGTTGTCTTGACCAGAGTACAACAGTATATATTTGTCATATTGCTCCGCATCTAATTCTACCTCATTTATGACCCTTCTTGGCATAGAAATTGACACTTGTTGCGCCACTAACTCGTCAGCTATAGGGTCTTCTTTTGCCGTACTAATATAAATAGGCGACATAATATCTGGGCCAATCCCGCCTTCGAGCACTACAGGCTCACCAAAGATGTTTCTTCTAGGTGGCAAACCTTCAGAGTAGCCTGGAATCCTAGACTTAATTCTGTCTAATATCCCGTAGGTAGCAGTCAATTCTGGGCTTATAGATCGTTCTACCGCAGCAACACCAGCAGGAACTACTGATGCAGCAGTTCTTGTCAGCCAAGAATTTAACTTGTAGTTGTTCGCTTCTGGATCTGTGCTAGATGAAAAGAAAGCGTCAAAGAAATCTACTAGCCCGCTCATGTACGTTTTGCTTGCCATGTTCTGACCAACCGAAAGACCAGCCGCTACTGCTAATTGCTGTGCATCTGCCTCAGTTGTTTGCCCCATAATCTCAGCCATATCTGCTGAAAGACCTAATAATGCACCAGTAGGATCTAAACGATTTAAGGCATAATAAGTATCACCAACTCTGATTGAATATGGTTGCCATCCGGTAGCTCGTAATATGTTCTTCTGATCTCGATCAACTGGCCCCGCTCCGGTAATGCTGCCGCTCAATGTAAGATCAGCAGACACAGCCATAACCATAGAACCCATAGTTATTTTAGCCAATGCCAAATCTCGCCTAGCGCCACCAGCAGCAATTTCATCCCGAACCGACTGCATTAAAGGAGCCAATGGGGTTCGCTCAAACGTAAAGCTCATAATGTTTATCGGTGTGCGAACAAACGGCATGATAACTCTAGCGCCAGGAATGTTATTTCTGACGTTCTCAATAGACTTACCTGCCTTGCCTAATTTGTTGGTAAATGTCTGATAGCGTGACGCATCTATAGCAGATAGCTTTATGTTCTCAGGTGGGTTATTAATAATCTCTAAAACCCGAATTGCCGCAGCCTCATCCTTTAAACCTTCATTAAATGCTTGTCTATAAGCTTGAGCACTTAACTCCATGCGATAACCAATAGACTTGAAGAACGCGTCTTCAGCCGTTAGTAATCGACCTGGAATACGCACAAATTCTCCTAGATAATCCGCAAACCTTCCTGCTGGCCCTGCAATGTTTAATGCTTCTCCAGACACAGATCGACGTTTCTCTACCTCGACCTTTTCCATTACATCAATAGGTTCGCCAGTCTTTAATGCTTTCCATGCAAGTCGTAAGCCATCACGAGCGCCATCAACAAAACCCTTCATCTGAGCGGTAGTTTCTCCAGGCGGAATATTTCCACCAACCGCCCTTGCAAGCCTACGCTCTCCTACAGTCAATCCAGCTACCATAGCATTGGAAAGAATGTTTACCATGTGCGTGGTGGGGCTAGACAAAAGCCCATTAATCCAAACTTCATACAGCATATCTGCCGAAGTAACCTTATTAGCATCTCGCACAAATTTGCCTATTTGGGCAGGATCATCTAACTCTGCAAACATTTGAGCCATTTTTTGATTAACTTCTGATCCACCAGCGCCATCCAATGCTTCTTTGATAGCTCGTTGTTGTGCTCGGGAGCTTTCGGCAATAATGTTAAATGATTGCAAGGCACGACCAGCTTCGGCAGTCATACCCGAAACTTGCAACTGTATGGCTCGATGATGGGACATAGCTCGCCTAAACAATGCCAATTCCGTGTCGCCACCATCCTCAGCTTTTTTTGCTAAATTAATTAGGTTTTCGCCAGATGCAACTAGGATTTTTCTAGCGGCCAAAATCTGTTCTGCATTAAATGCCTCACCTTGACGACGATTCATCAAATCATCAACCGTCATTCCAAGATCATCAGCTAATCTAGGCAATTCTTGGTTAGTGATTACTTCCCTACGAGCCTTGTTAATAGCCCTAGAATCGGCCTTTGCCACTCTATCTAATAAATTTTGCACATCTTCGGTAGTATTTAATCGTGCAAGATTAATATTCTGTGCTCGTTCTGGCTCGGCCTTTTTAGTTCCAGTCTTAAACTCTGGAACTTTTAAAGTAATACTTGCGTCTTCAGCAGCCTTTTCAAAAGGAATAAATTCTTCTTCTGGAACTTCATCTACTTGTCTAGCAATCGCTACATCTGTGGATATTGTTTCATCTATAACATCTTCTACAGGGCGGCCAGTTTCTTCTGCAACTCTTTTAATTTCTTTGCCAGATTTAATAAACTTAACTGCTGACATTAAACCGTCTGCTAGACCGCCAAGTGCTAGCCCTTCTATAGCATTTTTAAATCTGCCTTCTGCTTCTGTGTCATCTGGGCTTGCAGCTAAATATTCTGTTACTGGATTAGACAGTGCAGGAACTTCTTGAACTAAATCAGATAGACGAGCCTCCATCGGATCAAATACTGTAGCGTCAGCGATTGCGCCTGCAATGTATGGGGCGGCTTTGCCAGTACCTTTGACAGCTTTTAATGCTGGGCCAAATCCAGTAAGAAATTGCGAAACACCACGCACCAAGCTGCCTGTAACAGTTCTAGGTTCTGCTTCTATTGTTGGCGTCTCTGCTTCGCTAACAGCTTTAGCTACTTTTGCAGCAGTTTTAGCTCCGATTTCTCCACCGCCAGCAGCCATGGTAATTGCGCCTGCTACCATTGGATCTATATCAATTAAATCTACAATTTCTGCAACCGCATCTAATGCTCCTGCTACTGCTTGCCTTGGAGCCTCTACGATACCTCCAGCTATATCTTTGAATAAACCTTCTGGAAGACCTCCTGCGCCAGGACGCACAAACTTGGGTCTAGGCGGTGCTTTAGTTGTTTTAGCTTCTTCTGCTGCAAATTGTTCTCTAGCTAATTGAGCAGGAGTTAGATCTGCATTTTGTCGAGCATTAAGGACTTTGCCAGTAGCATCGTCACTAGCAAAAAACGGGTACACATTAGACGGTTCTGGGCTAAGATTTATGTCTTTTGTGTTGATCTCTTTAATGGCCTCAGAGACTTCTGCATTTTCATTAATAGCCATTTATTGTCCCTTTAATGCTTGGTCTAAAGCTCGTTGAAAAGCATCAGCATTTCTTTTTCTGCGCTCATAACTTGTAATTGTATTAAACTCATCATTGTATTCAGAATCCGTAATTATCCCATCTCTTAATTGTTTAAGTAATTCTTCTTTTTTTGCTTTAGGATCTTCGATAGGATTCGTAATTAATTCATTAACATCAATTAACTCACTAGCTACCACAGCAGGATCATCTCCTGCCAAGACTCGCTCGTTATAGACCAGTTCTAGTTGAGCTAATCTTTCTTGTGACTCAAAATCTAAAGCCCCTAGCGGCCCTTTTTCTACAATGCTGTTTTCTAGGAATGACCTAAATCTTTTAGCCCTACTTGTATTAATAGGCGATTCTGAATCACGAGCTGATAGCGCATTTTGATACAGTTGTTGGCTAGTAGATCCACTAATAGAGGTATTGGTGTTTTCTACAATAAAAGTCAATGCCGCGTTTGGGTCAGTATTTATTAATGTTTGGGCCTCACGAATTACAGAATAGTCGTCAATTCCTTGGCCTCTACTGTTTAATGTATTCGTTAGTTGAGTCAGTTGAGTAAAGTTAATGTCACCATTTCTTCCGGCAACAGCAACTTCCCCAGAATCCACTGTCCCGCTCATAATTCCTAAAAATAATTCAGACGCATTAGCACTTTGATTAAAGGTAAGCCTTTCTTCTGATTCCCTTTCTTTAATATTTTCTAGTTGCATGTATTGATTTAAGTCTTGCCTAAACACATCTACTAGATTTCCTTGTTGCTCAACAGTAAACCCTTTAATTGGAGTGTCTTGAACTTTCTGTATAAATTCTACCGCAGCAATAGCACCACGTTCTTGAAAAGTATTCTTTAAGGCTCCTCGGCCAATCGCAGATTCTATGATAACAGAGGCATTTTTTATTAAAGTTTCTGAAGCCGCTGGTGAGATTACGCCAGCCTCAACTCTAGCTTTTATTGATTCTGTAGCAGACTGCAAGCTCATCATTGCAGCTTCAGTATCGCCCAAGCTAGCAAGACGAACCCCGCTATCAACAGCGGTATTAATATTATTGACTAACCTTTCGTCTGTTTCTTTTCGTTGCCTAACTATTTGCTGAGATTGGACTTGAGATCTAGCAGAAGCAACTACTGGATCAACGGATAATTGAATTAAATTTTGATAATCTTCAGATATACCTCCGCTCAAACCATTTAGGTATTGCGCAGACATTTCATCAAATCTAGTTATATCTCCATTGCTTTCTTCTGCGATTCTAGCAATATTTTCCCTAGCATCTGTGTCGATAGAGGCAACGTATGATTTTTCTAAAGCAGAATTGTAGGCTTGATCGAATATTGATATTCCAGATAAAAACCCCTTTTTTTCTTCTACGGGCTTGCCTTCTTCAGCAGCCTTAATTCCAGCAGCCATGCCAGCTTCTTGCCCTTGTTTTGCCCGTTTTTTAGCTGCAACATTAAAAGCCAATTCATTTACTTGATCTGCTAGACCAGCAAGCGCCTCAAACCTACGAGCAGCAGACTGATCTACTCCCGTGGGTCTGAACTCTCCGTAATATCCAATAGGCTTCTGAGCCATGTTACTCTCCGGTAGACGCTAACTGTGCGGCTTGAGCACCAGTTTTTAACAATGTCGATGTAGCTTGTAAATATCCTGCTTGCTTGGCAGATTTGGCTTGTCTTTTTAATGCTGCTTGCTTTAGTCGTTCTGACAGATCTATAGTGGCTTCACTTAATCCAGCCCTTTCAGCACTAGCCAATGCAATACTAGCGGGTGTGCCTTCTCCAGCAATGCCAGACATAGCTTGGCCTACTACATTAGCAGCTAATGCTCGATTTAATTCTTCTCGACGTTGCAATTCACGGCTTTGAGCAGAAATTCGTTCTTCTTCAGCCTGACGTTTTAGCTCAACCTCTTGGGTCTTTCCAGCGACATATTGCGCTCTAGCCCCTACTACTGCCGTTGCTGCGGTTGCTAGTATTGCAAAAATTGGAATAGCCATTAGCTGCTTTCAACCTCGTATTCAATCATCTGTATATGTACTGGAGTAGGATCTGGTGCCGTTATCGATGGCATTGCATCCCTAGTCCAACCTATTGTGTTTAATACATCTTCTATTATGCCAGTTTTTGCATTAGGAGATGTATTTAATGGTGATACTGACGAGTAGCCAAACTCCCTAATAGGCACTGGTTGACCATCTACATAGTAACCATAAGACTGGTAGACCCGAATGTTCATACGGACGATACGTTTGATACGCATCTGGTTCTCGCCACTGCCTATATTCGTATTTAGAGGCATACCAGTTACTTCTACAGGGAAGTTTAGGCCGACTTCTACGTTGGTATAGCCTACTTCTTCAGAAGTTAATGTGATTTCGCCAGCGTTTACAGTCCGTTCTGGCAACACAATACCGTCGGCAACTATTTGTACCGTTAATCCATTCAGATGAAACAGCCCAGCTATGGTGGTATCCGTTGGGCCAGGATTGAATATAATAGAATCGTCCATCAAATGATTGAACGACCACTTTTCAATGTGATATTCGGTAGTATTGTGAGCGTCTACTTTGCGCTTGACGATCATGTACAGCTCGTCATCCACTACTGAGGCATTAGTTACTATGCTGTCTTCAGGTGTGGCAGTTGGATATGTTGTAGATGCAGCAATCCATTGTGTGAAACCATTGATATCCTGGTCTCGCAGGGTATTTAAGACTGTAACAGTCCCATCGGTATTGGTTATAAATAGCCAATTAGCATCCTCGCTAGTTGTACCAGACAACATAGCCATGTCAGTAGGCTGTTTGATTAGATGTGATGAAAGTACCGATCTGTCATGCGTAACATAGGCATCTTCATTGAACGAATAGACAAAATCATAAATAGTCTTGCCGTTCCTATCTACGAATATAGTAGATCCATCTACATCTACTACCTCAATATACGATGACCCGTGATTAGTTTGTGGTGTAATACCCACAGACGTAGGCGTAACAGGCTTGCTGGTAACAGAAAACTCTGCCCCAGACGTAAATATCTGTAAGTTTCGACCTGGATAAACGTCGATAATCTCATTTAGCTTGCGTGAGGATATGGTGGCAAATATGCCTTCATCGTCATCCCCATCGTCAATATCAAAGTCAAAGAACGATCCTGATTTAGAGAAAAAGATAGATGCAGTCTTAGATTTCGTACCACCTAGAACTAATCGACCTTCAAAAAAACATGCAGTCTTAGGATAACCACGAGTAGCAGACCAGACAGGTTCCTTTCTAGGAGACCCAGTAGCAACCTTGGTGAATGTTAATAGGTTTGTGGCATTACCTTTGGTAAAAAACCCAGAAAACAATTCAAAGTCTTTAGTCGATTCACCGCTAATTGTTATCTGATAGGTTAATACCCCTGTTCTGGCAACTGCAACACCAGTCTCTCCAAAACTAGGCATTTCTTGAAGGTTCTTCTGAATGTTAAAGACCGTAGAATTACGTTGATCTGCCGTAGCATCACCAGCAAAGGTGATATTTTTTGACAATATGCCTTCAACGTCTACTTGAAATGTATCTCCAAGCTGTAACGACCCGCCACTAATAACCATGTTTTGTACTTCATTAACAGGCGTAGGGCTTAGATCATCATCAAAGTCATAGGTTGGCACATTGGTATATGGCGCTGCATCCAAAAACCAATCTTCGTCTGTACCCAAGTTAATTAGTCTTTGTGTAGGCACATCCTCATGGAATAACAGCATGACGCTTTCGGTTTGAGTATCACGAACAGTACGTACTTGGTCTGACGTAAACGGCATCTTAACGGACGCTACATAGGTGCCAGGATTTTTATATATATTTATGTTTTGATCGGTTAAAACTAACAAATAATTTCTGTCAGTCTCGACACTAAAGTCTATTAGCTTGGCTTCTGACGGATCAACAATACCGCCAGCTCGCATCATAAATCCAAAGCCAGCCATTGTGACTGTGGTAGTGGTTAAATCAGTAGCCCCAATACGGGCCAATCTCCAATACCTTGTAGACAATCCTAATTGTGGAAGATAAAACCTAAAGTCCTGTGGGTTAGTACCTATTAATGGAACATCAGCCGCATCAGTCCACGCGATACCATCATTAGATTTCTGTATTTTAAACTCACTAGAAGTACCAGCAGATAAACTAATACGCCTAAGATCGATAAAGACAATAGTTTGAGATGTTACAAAGTCTAATTGAGCAACTACATAAGGATCTGTAGTAGAAATTCCTACAGTAGTAGACGTAGTAGTAGTATCGTCATCGTCTCGCAGCGTAGCAGGAGTACCGCCGTTAGGCATAGTCATAACGCCTAGACCAGTGCTTACGATCTTTTCTGGTGCTATGCCAATATGCTGAGTGCCAGGTCTTCTTTTGACCCCGCCCTGTGGCACTAGAACTACATTCTTGGCAGTCTGCAAACCTTGGTAATACTGATTAATGTCAGTACGACCACGCAACAATGGAGACAACTCTCCACTGACAAAGTTATTCTGTAGAAATCTTGACTTAGCCATTGCGCGTCACTTTTACAAAGAAGTCATCGGTCTGAAGTGTGCAATTTTTATCTGCTATCGCTTTAAATTGTGCAGGAGACGTTCTCGTATCTTCATCCCTTATGGGAAAGGAAGTGTATCGAGTAGCTTCAAACAGACCAGAAAATTGGAAATTCTGTGTAGTGATAAACGGCACTTTATACTGAGCGCCACCAGATCCAAGAAACAAATCCAATTCTATTTCAGTGTTATTGCTGGTAGTTGTAGGTTGAACAATAATCCTTATTTCAACAGCATCTCCTACTGCTAGCTCGCTAAAATCAAACGAGCTTGTCCCAGCATTCCACAAATTAGTCACGCCCAATGGAAGATAGGCGTTAGTGGTGTTTGTTCCTAGCGCATCATTGGGGATTATGGTGAACACACCCGCAGCCAAGGTCGTCGTTGTAACCCTTGAATCTTCGTAAAGAGCATATCCCGCGCTAGTAAGACCGCTTCTAGCTATTGTCACAGACTTTTTACTGACAGCCGTTACCACGACCGTGTAAACAAGCGTTGTGTTTATGATATTAATTAGATCATTAACTTGTAATTTTGTAGACGCTTCGCTGAAATAATTTGCCGAAGTGACAGTCGCTTGAGAGTCATTAGTGTAATAGGTGTAGATCCTTGGCGCTGGAGAAGACCCACCAACATGAGACAGTGTTTCATTGGTGAAAGCCATTAGTACCTCACATTAACAAATGGGTTGCTCGTGATGGGGGTCGTTGGGTATTGTTGTGAATCCGTGTAGCGGGCCATCCTAGAAGCATTGACGTACTCGGCAGACATTTCCATTCTGGATGCAGAGCTATCTCTGATGCTGGTGGCAAAGTCTTTAGCCAGAGCATACTCGATCATCTTGGAGAAATAAGAAGGCCAGTTTGCTTCAGGAACATTGTAAATATAGTCGCAATAAAGTGGGCCATTGTTATTGGTATACACCTTGTTGCCATAAATCTGGTAGTTGACGCTAGGGTACAACTTAATTAAGAACAATATATCAGCAGGAAGCTGGTAGATTGATTGCCATTCTTGATCGACTGGCGTATCGGTAGTCAATGCCAACTGAGCCTTGGCCCTAGCAAATCCCCATCGATGCTTAGTCAATTCATTCTGGACTATGCTGTCGTAAAGGGCATTAGCAACTTGTTGTGCTCGTGAGTTACCGATCAATGAGTTAATGGGTGTGTCGCCTATTAAGACTAACGCAGCACTAACTAAATCAATTTTAGTTGCCATATTCCTACCTGTAAGAATGATGGGGGCCGAAGCCCCCAATCACTTAGGCATCGCCTAATGCGGTACCAGATGCACAGTCAATGCTAGTGCCACTGTTAGTTTTCACAAACGTGATTGTAACAGCAGCCGCATCGCTATCACTTACGATGATAACGTCATTAACTTGCAGCTCATTGATTGCTGGAAGGAAGTAATCCGTACCAGTAACCGTGGCGATTGAGTCAGGAGACGCATAAGCGAATACCTTTTGTGAATCACCACTCCCACCAATGCGGGACAGTTTCGTGTAATCGAAAGCCATTGTTAGTTACTCCTTAAGCAGTCTTGTCGTATTGAACTTTAACCAGACCACCCTCGTCGCGAACGACAGAGCCAGCTTTCAGCATACCGTTGCTTAACCAAGAGGTACGCTCAGGAATCCAGTTAATTTCAGTTTTCATGTCGATGCCGACAGCCAAGCCAACAGCAGGACGCTGGTAGAACCAAGAGTCAACAATGTTCGCTGCCTCAGTCAAACCACCTTCAGTACGAGTTTCGATAATGATGAACTGGAACCCTACGAGAGTGTTCACTTCACCAGAAACAAGTGCCTTGATAGCTTGATAGTCAGAAGACGTTGCCTTCTCATCGTTCAACAACCCACCCAAGCCTTCTGCTTCAATAGCAGCAAATAGCTCAGTGTTAGGTACACCTTGGTCACGTAACTCAACTTGAGCTTGGATTACCTTGGCCATAGTCAGGTTAGCTGCTCCAGCAGGAACCGTAGTGGTCAGCGGAGTAGAAGCGTCCATAGCGTCGATAACCAACTGATCGCAACGACGACCCAAAGCACCAGCAATAGTCATTGCCAATTCTTGCTTTTCATCGAAGTTTACGTCAGCCTGGTCAAAGATGTCAGTGTACTCAGGAGCATTCCAGTTGGCCAAAGTAGCCGTCTTGAACTCGTGAGCAACATCCATCGGAGTTACCAGATCAGAAGTTGATTTTTGGTTTGCAAGGCCTTTGCCCATGCGACGGAATTTGTAGGTATCACCTACAACGTTGTTTCGGACAGTGACAGAATTCTTCAGCAAGCCCATACCTTGGTAGGCATGTTTTACCATGCTGTCAAACTCTGTTACTGCTACAGCAGATAAAGTTTTTGACATTAGTCTATTCCTCAAATTGTCAAATAATTCAACGCGAATGTTTCATGTGAAACACTTGCATGTTATGAGGTTTTCGACTGAGTGCCCGACAGATCGGTCAGTCTTCAACCCAAATCTGTCAGGCCCATAGAGGGGTATCCGACTCCCTATATAATATCAGTTAGTTATATAAAAGCAAACTATCCAAATGTCTGTACATAAGGCTTGTCGCCGCCATACTCCTTCATCATTCGCTGGATCTTGGCTTCATGGTTGCGATCTACTGATCTCATCAAGTTACCGTTCTCGTCTTTACGGAACATTTCACGCTCGATATCCTCCCAAGTAATGCCTCCAGGTTGGATATGTCCGTCAATAGGTAACTTAGCAGGGGCAGTAGCGTTGATTAATGCCTCTACTAGCTCTACTGATTCAGCACTATTGACCGCATAGCGTAGACGTTCGTAGGTATCACTATCGAGATTGTTCTTCATGAACTGCTCGACAGTCTTGATTCGTTCTATACCGTTGTCACCAAGTTTAGCTATCTCGACTTCAGCGGAAACTTCTTCTACTGCCTCGGATTGTGCAGACAGAATCTCCCATGCCTTGTTGAAATAGTCTTGCGACATATTAGATTCGTTGGCAAAACTAACTAACTCTTGCAGTAACTCGTCGTCGGACTCTACACCTTCAGGCATTGAGTATCCGTCTTTAGGCGCACCCTTAAATGCACCAAACTTTTTCTCCAGCTCTGTGTACGCAGCAGCTTGATCCGCGACCGACTTGTATTTGTCAGCCTTGTACCATTCTGGACGTTCGCCAGTACCTTTGATTCCTTCCGTTAAGAAGTATTCGTTCTCCCCTAACTGCGGTTCAGCAGCATCTACCAGACTAACTGGTTGCGCTTCTTCCAGGGTATCGTTTTCTACGGCCTGTTCGCTCATATTTATCTCCAAGGATATTGAATGACAGCCCTTCTAGGACTGACCGCCTGATGTTTCAAACGGATTTCTACAAGTCTCCTGCCTCCATTGATTAGAGACAGGTCATTGATATCTACCCAATCCACATGCTTGCCTGCTCGGTAGCATCTGAACGCTCGGAACTTATGGATGTACTCAAACTTCTCGAATCCATACTGTTCTGCTAGGTCATATAGCCATTCAAATTTAAACCCTAGATCAATTAGGTAAGGCTTTTCATCACAGGCAATTTCTGGCCCTGTGGGGTCTTCTCTCTTGACACGTCTTTTCTTAACTGCTTCTGTCATAGCTTCTCCGCTTGCTGGATTTGGTGAACAATGTACCGCATGACGCCAGCCTCACCGTTATGGTAGGCAGCTTCATAGTTTATGTTCTGTGCCGCAAGAGAGGTGTCGTTCTCTAAGAGGAATCGTTTGGTCATATCCTCTAATACTTTTTGCCCATCGTCAGTGCCGAAGCATCGGTTGTAAGCCTTAGCTAATTCAACCTGTCTTTCTCTGATTGCACTTTGAGCTTCCCTCGCCTTGTCCTCGTTTACCTCTAAATCATCCCAACTCATTGCACCGCCTGTAGTTGTGGTGGTTGTT